ACTCCAGTAATGGAACACGTTTATTATATGCTAGCTAAAAAGAATCTATTGCCAGAGCTTCCACAAGAGTTACAGGATGATCCTAACTACGAGATTGATTACGTAGGACGTTTATCTTTGGCTACTAAGTCTTTTGAAACTATGGGTGCTATTAATACGCTTCGTGTATTTGGTGAGCTTGCTCAAATGAATCCCGCTATGATGCAGTCACTACAAAACGTACAGCCCGACAAGTTGTTCCGTGAAATATGGTATGCAAACAGTTCTAGTATGAACGCATTAAAAGACCCAGAAGAGGTTTTACGTGAGCGTGAGATACAAGAGCAAAAGGTTGAACAGATGCGTGAAATGCAAATGATGCCCGCTATGGCTGATGCTACACAAAAATTAAGTGGCAAGGTTGACCCAACAAGTATAATAGCACAAATGGAAGAGTAATATGTCACTAGATGATAATAGAAAACTTATTAGTCATTACTTTCGTACATTTCAAAATGTAGATGGCGAAGAGGTATTAAAGGATTTAAGAAAGTTTTCGGCAATGGATGAGCCTGCTGGTGCGTCATTGTCTCATCAAGAGTGTGCATATCGTAATGCTATGCGTGATTTTTATTTATATATAGAAGCAATGGTGGCAGGAGAAGATGGCTAAAGATACAATATTACAACGTATTGGTGTGTCTGGTTATAACAAACCTAAGCGTACACCTAGCCACCCTAAGAAGTCACACGTTGTTGTGGCTAAGGTTGGTGACAAAGTTAAGACTATAAGATTTGGAGAACAGGGAGCTTCTACGGCAGGCAAGCCTAAGTCGGGTGAGTCAAAACGTATGAAGATGAAACGTAAATCATTCAAGGCTCGGCATCGCAGAAACATTGCAAAAGGCAAGATGAGTGCGGCATACTGGGCAGATAAGGTAAAATGGTAATGGCTAAAATTAAATATCAAGGTAGAAAACGTAATCGTGTTACAGCAGGTCAAATAGCACGTAAAAAACAACAAGTAGAAGATAAAAAGAAAATAGATGAGTCTATGGTAGATACTGCTAGAGGTAAACGTCCTACTGACGAAACTAAAAAAATAAAAGAAGAAATTAAAAACAGACAGCCTGTAGGTACTGGTAAAGGTAAAAATTACGATGCTGGGACTGTATTAAATAGCCGTGGTTCTCAACCTGCAAAGCCAAGTAAAAAAGTTGCTGAAGCTATGAAGCCTTTAGCCGAGGCCGCTAAAAATAAAACTTTAGTTGGTGGTACAAAACCTACTGGGACTATGGCTAAACTTTTAGAAGCTATGTCTCAATCTGACAAAAAGAAAAAGAAAAAGAAATCTTCTGGTTTACGTGCTGTTCGCAGAATGATGAGCAGTCGTTACCAGCGATAATAAAAATAACATAAGGAGTAGTATGGAAGAACAGACACCTGTCGAAGCACCCTCTGTTGAGGAAACTGCAACACAGCCTGTAGAAAACTTCGTTGATGGATCAGGTAATTTTTCTGAGGATTTTCTTCAGAGCTTACCAGATGACTTAGGTGGTCATAGCATCCTTCAGAAATATAACAACCCGATTGATCTTATTAAGGGATCAATTAATGCACAGAGCTTGGCTGGCAAAAAAGCTGAAGAGTTCTGGACATCTGATGATGAAAGTATCGTAGCACAACGTAATGAAATTATGGGTGTTCCTAGCAGTGTAGATGATTATGAAATTAATCTATCTGAAGCTCCAGAAGATTCTATATCTGAAGAAGTTATTGATAACTTTAAAGAGCTTGCACATAGTTTAGGTATGCCTGTAAAAACAGCTCAAGCAATTATTGATTGGGAGATTGCTAACGTTAAATCTGACATTGAAGGAGAAGAAGAGTTTTATCAGCAAGAGCTTGATGAATCTGAAGGAGTTCTTCGGGAGCAATGGAAAGGCGATACTTTCGATTACAATTTAGCTAAAGTTTCTGAAGCTATGGATTATTTAGAGTTAAGTGACTTAAAGGATAATCCTAAGTTTGCTAATGATCCAGACTTTATTATGGCAATCTTTAATAAAATTGTTCCGTTAATTGATAGCGATGACATTATTGCAGAACGTAAGACTGAAAATTATGCAACTATTTCTGATTCACTTGCTGACTTAGAAAAGCGTATGTTTGATTATCAGGGTTCTACAAGTGGACACGAATATCAACGAATGGTTCAGGAAAGAAAGGCACTTCTTGAAAAGATAGTTTAAAATTTATCTTGACAAGTTGTTACTAATAGTTTAAAAGGTGCGTAGATTAATAGTAGATACCTCTTTGAGCCTGCAATGTTAATCGAAGGTGAGAATCTTAAATCTAGGTTAGACCCGCAGGTGCGGATACTCAGAGCCGAAATAAACTGTATATTATAATTATTAATTAGGAGATTAATTATGGCGGCATTTGATGCTAATAAATATGCTATCGGCTTTGATCGTGCGGTGCGTGAACAAGTCGAAGTAAAGGGTGGTAAGTTACGCCCATATGTTCAACTCGCTTCTGGCGATTTGTTTCGTAAAGAAGGTGTTTATCAATTAACAGCTTCTTCTGGAATCCCAACAGCTAAAACAGCGGCATTCACAGACTCACCTGATAGTAGTGAGTTGACTTACACTCGTCGACGTACATCACGTTCTGCGTATGAAGATGGTCAGTGGATGGACTGGGCTGAAGCAAGCAAGATGGTCTTTGACCCTCGCTCAACTAAAATTACTGCAATGAAGAATAAGTTCCTTCGTTTGGAAGACTTGATTCTTGATGCGGCTATGTTGGGTGTTGCTAAAGGTGGAGCTAACGGTGAAACCAATACATACTTCGGTGGTAACACAACTGCGGCTACTGACACAGCTAACATCATCGGTGTTACTGTTCAAGGTGGTTCTGGTTCTGCGGCTACTGGATTCAACTACGAAAAGTTCCTTGCTACATTAAGTCAGTTCGGAAACAATAGTGTTGACATCGAAACTCTTCAACCTGTTATCAAGGTTTCTTGGAATCAGTGGAAAGATATGATGAAAGATGATAACTTCATTAACTTTGACTTCACAGCGGCTCGTCCTATTGACGGTTCAGTTGGTGTAGTAAAAGACTATATGGGTTGTAAATTCTGCATCAGCAACATTCTTCCTTACTTTAACACAGCGACTCCTGCACAGTCAGACGATTTTAATATCGATTTGTCAGCAGACGTTGTGACTTCTGGTGCTTGGGGAGATACTGATAGTTCTGCAACTCGTGCGGCATATGCATTCGTTCAGGATGCTACACTACTCGAAATCAACCCTGAGATCACTACTAAGGTGACTGAGCGTGCTGATAAAGGTTTCGACTGGTATGCTTACATGAAGATGGAACTCGGTGCAGTACGTATGGAAGATGAAAAGGTTATAGCAATCGCTTGCTTGGAATCTTAATTCTTCAATAACAATGGGGAGGGCAACCTCCCCTTTACCCCTTTTTATATATTATGGCTCTGACAAAAATAGATATAGTTAATCTTGCATTTAACAAACTTGGTAGTGAACGACTCACTCTTACTGATTCAGAGCTGACGGCAAATACTTTGTCACAAGCAAAGACTGCCAATCTTCATTATGATCAAACTCTTAATGAGTTAATTCGTATGCACTCTTGGAATTGTTGCAAAAAACGTAACGAACTTTCTCCATATAAATTAAAAATAAGTTTGCCTGCAAGTCTTGGCTCATCTAGTTATATCGGTACATCTACAATACCTTCTGGTCAGTCTACACAAAATACATTTACAAACTATGCTCAGTATGATTTTAATGGAGGATATACGGCCTCAGTAGCAGACAGTACTTCAGGAGGGACAATATATCGGTATTCACCATCAACTGTATATGTAGATAATGATGTATGGAGATTGTTGTGGTATGACGGAAGTGCTACCTATCAAGTTGATATTTCAAGCCTTTTATTTGACCCATCTAATACATACACTCATTTAGCAGGTAATTTTGTAGTAGAAAAAGTAAAACCTAGTTTTGGATTTGATTATCAGTTTTTATGTTTACCAGATGCAATTCGTTCTCTTTATCTAACTAACACAAACAGCACTAATTATTTTTTACGGCCAAGTGTTGATTGGGATAAAGAGGAGAATATTATATTAAGTAATCACGAGCGTGTGTTTCTTTGTTATGATGGTGTACCAACACCAACAAATATGGATTCATTATTTGCTCAATCATTTATTTCATTATTAGCGGCTCGTATGGCTATTCCTATTACTGGTGATGCAGGTATAGGTAATTCAATATTATCTGAATTATATACAGTTACATTACCAGAAGCTAAACGTGTAAATGGATTTGAACAAAAACAATCACCAGTTGTAGATAGTGACTGGATGGAAGCAACGTTTACTAGCAATACGGGATATACATACGATTACACAAAAGAGTGGTACTAGATGGCAAAAAAAGTTATTAACGCTTTTAATGGTGGGGAAGTATCACCTAATCTATATGCAAGAACAGACAATGAGTTGTATAATAAATCTTGCATTAAAATGGAAAACTTTTTACCGCTAGAATATGGCGGTGCATCTCGTAGACCTGCAAGTGCTTATCTAGCAGAACTTGGTTCTAAAAATGTATTTATTCCTTTTGAAGTAAAAGGTAATGAAAATTATATTTTATCTTTTTCTAATAATTTATTATCTATAAAAGATGTTGATGGCAAAGAAGAAGCACAGTTTCCTACAACAATATTAGAATCAGAGTTGTATAATATACATTATGTTCAATCTAATGATGTAATATTTATTAGTCATCCTAGTCATCCAGTATTCCAAATTTCTAAAACTGTTAATGGTTGGGAGTATGATGAGTTAGAATTTAAAATTCCACCTTTATTAGATTTAGATAAATCTGGCGTAACTATAACAAGTAGTTCTTACCAAAATGAAACAATATTAACTGCTAGTGCTGATTATTTTAATAGTGGACACGAGGGTGCATACTTTAGATTTAGAAGCCCACGAACTTTTTTACATACAGATTATACAGGAGCAGGTGCTGTAAATGTCGCAGGATCATCAACATCGTCTGTTGCAAAAACATTTTCTAATGCTTCACTTAGTTATGTAACAGAAGCAATAAATTGTTCCACTGTAAACTTTACTGTAGAAACTGAAGGAGAGTGGAATGGAAAAGTTATTTTGCAAAGGTCATTTAATAATGGTAACTCTTTTGAAGATTATGTAGTTATTGGTGATATACATAGTGCAGTTGCCGCTCAGGATGCACAGCAAAGGCAGTTTGCTTTTTCGTCAACTGAGCCTGAGCCTAATAATTCTTTATTAAGAGTAAAATATATACCATCCACCAAATCAGGTTTAACTGCATCAATAAGAGTTAATGATCCATATTTTTATGCTTTATGTAAAGTAACAGAGTATGTAAGTCCTACTCAAGTTAAGGCAGATGTTGAATCTGTTTTTCAATATGAAATAGGTGAGTTTAACGAATGGAGTACTGGTACAAATTATGATGAAGGGGATCGTGTAAAGATAACAGAAGCCTTTACTAACCAAGATTATAATGCAGGTGATATATCTATAGATTTTAGAAATAAAATAAATGTAGTTAATGTTCAATCTTACGAGTCAGATTGGGATACACTTGTTACAGAATACTTTGTTCCGAACTCTAATAGCTCTGTAAGAGAAACTCAGATTGTAGATATATGTTATGGCAATGGAGCTTTATGGATTTTAGATAGATCAGTTCAAGTTCATAAATTAACATTTGATACTAGTGGTAGTTATGAGTTTTTGTATCACGGAATAATATTTGATGCTCAATCTGATTTTCCAACTACAAGTATTCACAGTTTAAATTTATCAAGTGGTAGAGCATATGGAGATAATAAGCAAACAAGAATGAGAGCTGTTTCTCTTGATTATTCCGGTACAAGTGGAAACTCTTCTTTTCCTATAGCAATATTGGGAATAACTGAAACGAATGGACTAAGAGAACCATATGCAGGCGTAACAAGTGGAAATTATCAGTACCACATTCCTGTTTTAGATATTAATGCGTGTACTAAATTTGCAGTTTATTTTTATAGTGAAACTGGTACTAAAAATACTACTAGATTTTTTGAAAAAAATGTAGCCGATCTTAGTTATTCATATAGATTTTACTACATTCCAAAAGGAATAAGTTTTGGAATAGAACTATATATAGATTATGTTCAGATTGAAGCAGTAAATAAGTACCCTGCATTTTGGCTTCGGCAGAAAAATATAACTACAGTGCGTGACCCCTTTACATTTATAAATAAACATGAATCAGTAAAAAGCCAACCTAGTCTTGAAGACAATGGTCGAGGGCCTGGCAATAGAACAGAAACATCTAGAAATTGGCGAACGCTTTCTGGAGTTTATGAAAGGGATAATTGCTATTATGATTCAAAATCATTTATAACTGTAAAAAATATTGTTGGAACAAAAGAAAATAATTACGATATTAATAACAATTATTCTTCATCTATGTTTTTAACTAACATTGCAGAAACAAATGCTGGACATTTTAGAGACCCTTTAAATGAATTTGATATATCAAATCAACTAATTGTTAACACGCAAGTTGCAGGAATTTATTATGTTCGTGGTGATACAAACAATACAGCCAGAAATGGTTTTATGTATGTGCTACGTTCTGATGGTGAATTATTTAAATATTTAATAGCAGGAGTAAATAAATACTATAGATACCTTGACGATCACAATGCAAATAGTGATACATTAGCAGACTTAGATATTAAAGGTGTAGTTGTAGAAGAGTATCCTGAAATGAATGAATTTTACGAGGGTGCTTTTAGT